ATATGTTAGGTATGATTACTGGTGGTGGTAGTGGTGAAGCACAAGCTGGTGGTAAAGAATCTGTTGATTTAGATTCAGATCCACCAAAAGTAACTGCTAGAGCAATTAACTTTCCAATATTGGTTCATGAATTAATAAAAGGAACAATTGAGGTGATTGCGGGATTACACGGACAACCAAGTGATTTTGATACGGCAGAAAAAGTTAGAGACTTAGAAGATACCGTTGATAAAGAAGTTTGGGATTTAAGATTAGGCCCAGTTATTTGGGACATGATGAGAGAACAGTTTCCAGAAGATGTTTTAACCAACGAAGATAAAGTTGGAATGCAAGCAATATTTTTACAACATATCTTTAAGAAACCAGCAAAAGAATTCTTAGTCTTTATGAAAGAAGTTCTAAGTGGTTCAGATTCTGGTAAAAGATTAATGAGGGAATTAAGTGACGCGATCAATCAGATGTTGAATGATTATGATTACAATGAAGCTATAGATAAATTTGACGATGATTTAAATGATATATCTAATGGTACCGATGATGATGATCTAGACGATTTATTAAGCGGTTTAGGTATACATAAATCAGACGATTAAGATACTGAATAAAGTTAAAGTGGTCAAAAGACCACTTTTTTTGTATTTATATATATGAACAACAAATTAGAACAATTAAAGGAATATGCAAAAATTATCAAAGATACACCGTATGCTTTAAAGACATACTTAACAACTTATGATAATACACAGAAGAAATATGTCCCATTAGAATTGTTTCCAGATCAAGTACAGTTGATTGAGGATTATGAAACTTATAATGAAAATATAACAAGAAAATATAGACAGGCTGGAGTCACAACTGTTACAGCCGCATGGATATCAAAAAAACTACAAACAGCAAAAGATAGTGAACCTGAAAAGGTTTTGATTATTGCCAACAAAAGAGACACCGCTATTGAGATGGCTAACAAAGTTAGACACTTTTTAGAACAATGGCCGGAATGGATTAATGTTGGGTTCTCTGCAGATAAGAACTCGGAAAGTAGATTTAGATTAAATAATGGTTGTGAGGTTAAAGCTGTGGCAACATCTGCGGATGCCTTGCGTGGTTATACACCAACTATGTTGATATTTGATGAGGCTGCGTATATTGAAGCAGGAGACGACTTTTGGGCGGCTTCTATGGCCTCTTTATCTACCGGTGGTAAGATCATATTGATTTCTACCCCGAATGGCTACGATCCAATATATTACGGTGTATATGAACAAGCACAAAGAGGTATTAATGATTTTCACATAACTGATTTAAGATGGTTTAAAGATCCTAGATATACTAAAGATTTGGTTTGGATAAAAGTACCAGATATTGTTCATTATATGTTAAATAGAGAACAGTATAATGATGATGAAATTATATTAAGAGATTTTGATATTGAAAATTATCAAGAATTAATGCAAAATGGTTATACACCATATTCATATTGGTTCGAATCAATGGCAAAAAAATTCAAATATGACAAGAGAAAAATAGCACAAGAATTAGAGTGCGACTTCTTGGGTTCCGGGGATAGTGTAATTCCTGGTGAAACAATGGAAAGAATTGCAAAAACAATGATTCGACAACCAAAAGAAAAATACATGCAAGGTACTCTTTGGATGTGGGAGGAACCAAAAGAGGGTTGCCGTTATATAATGGGTGTGGATGTGAGTAGAGGAGACAGTGAAGATTTTTCATCAATATGTATTATAAATTTTGATGAGAAATGTCAAGTTTTAGAATATCTTGGTAAAATACCTCCCGATGATTTGGCGTCAATTGCGTATAAATGGGGTATATTATATAACTGTTTTATTGTTATAGACATTACCGGCGGTATGGGCGTTGCAACAGCAAGAAAGCTTCAGGAAATGAATTATAAGAGTTTATTTTTTGATGGAATAAACACACAAAATATTTGGGAGTATAATCAAAAGGTCTTAGAAAAGATTCCAGGAATTAATTTTAATAACAAAAGAACCCAAATTGTGGCGGCTTTTGAAGAAGAATTAAGACATGGTTTCACTGTTCGTTCAAATAGATTATTAAACGAATTGAATACATTTGTTTATGTTAATGGTAAGCCAAACCACATGAAAGGATCTCACGATGATGCCATTATGGCTATGGCGATCGCAATTTATGCTGGTGATATTTCATTTACTCAATTACAAAGAAATGAAAAATCAAACAAGGCAATGTTAGAATCTTGGGTAATGTCTGAAAGAACATACGATGCGGGGAAAGAATTTTACTCATATGGGACAACATTTGACCCTATTGGTTCTATGCAAACAGACGGTATGCCATATAGTAGAGGCAACACTTCTGCCGCAAAAGAACAATATAATCATTATTCCTGGTTATTTGGCCCCACAAAATAGGGTTTATTATTCCATAATTTTTGTTTAGATTAAGATGTAAAGTATTTATATCATATGGCAAATCAAGACTTAACAGTTTTTCAGAAGTTAACAAAAATATTTGGGTTCCAAGATAGAGCTCAAGTAGCGCCACCTTCATTTAATTTTTCTAGAGAAGAGTTATTAAAAACTGACGATCCGATCGAATTCGAGAAAGCAAAATTACAGGCACAACAAAGTCAATTCTTATTTGATAAGTGGACTAAATTAGATAACTCATTATATAATCAATCGGTTTATTACGAACCAAATAGAATGGCAGCATGCTATGACTATGAATCAATGGAGTTTACTCCAGAGATTTCTGCAGCATTGGACATATATGCTGAAGAGTCTACAACAATGTCTGAGAAGGGATACACTTTAAATATATTTTCAGAATCAAAAAGAGTTAAAAGCATTTTAATAGATCTATTTGAAAATCAATTAGATATAAACACAAACTTACAGATGTGGGCAAGAAACATGTGCAAGTATGGTGATAACTTTGTTTATTTAAAGATTGATCCGGAAAAAGGATTAGTTGGTTGTCACCAATTACCGAACATTGAAATTGAACGTTGGGAAGGTGCTCAATCAAAAACACCAAATCAATCAGATCTTAAATTACCAAACAAAGAACTTAGATTTACTTGGAAGAATAAAGAAATGGAATTTCAAGCATGGGAAATTGCGCATTTTAGATTATTAGGTGATGATAGAAAGTTACCATATGGTACATCTATGTTAGATAAAATAAGAAGAATTTGGAAACAACTTTTACTTGCTGAAGATGCTATGTTAATTTACAGAACGTCAAGAGCACCAGAAAGACGCGTATTTAAAGTATTCGTTGGTAATATGGACGATAAGGATATTCAACCATATGTACAACGTGTTGCAAACCAATTCAAAAGAGACCAAATTGTAGATCAAAAGAATGGTCAAGTGGATATGAGATATAACCAAATGGCAGTTGATCAGGATTATTTTATTCCTGTTCGTGATCCAAATGCGTCTAATCCAATTGAAACATTACCTGGCGCACAAAACCTTGGCGAGATTACGGATATAGAATATATCCAAAAGAAAATGTTAGCAGCACTTCGTATTCCTAAGGCTTTCTTAGGATTTGAAGAAGTAGTTGGTGATGGTAAGAACTTAGCAATTATGGATATCCGTTTTGCTAGAACCATCAATAGAATTCAAAAATCTTTAATACACGAATTAAATAAAATTGCTTTAATTCATTTACACCTTTTAGGTTTAGAAGATGAATTAAACAACTTTACATTAGGTTTAACAAATCCATCTGCACAATCTGATCTATTAAAGATTGAAGCGTGGAAAGAAAAAGTAACATTATATAAAGACGCAACATCAGATCAATCACAAGTCGGTATTCTTCCTGTATCTCATACATGGGCTAAAAAGAATATCCTTGGATTTAGTGACAATGAAGTATTACTTGATTTACAACAACAACGTCTTGAGCGCGCAATGGGCTTTGAGTTAACGAATACTCAATTGATTATTAAACGTTCTGGTATATTTGATGAGGTTGATGCCAAGTACGGTATATCTGAAGATGAAAGAAAAGCAGCCGAAGCTGCCGCAGCAGGCGGCGAAGCCGGTGAAGCGGGTGCTATGGAGCCAATGGGTGGCGGTGGAGCTCCTCCAGCACCAGCACCAGCGGGTGGTGGGGAAGAGTCTGAGCCTTTAAGTGAAAGTAAGAAAACTAAACTATTAGGAATGCTTGGTGAAAACACCGATGCAGAATTTTCTAACTTATTTAACATGGAAAAGGTGCAACAGAATATTTATGAAATAGAAAATAAATTGAACGATATATTAAACGATTAGAAATGAACAATTTTGGAAAGATAAAGTCTAAGTTACTAAAGAAATTAACTGAAGCTTATACTAGCAATAACTTTAAACAAAACACAAAAAATTTGATTAAAGTTGTTAAGAAGAATAAAGACTTTAAGGAAATGTATCTATTCTATGAAGAAATAGAAAACAAATACATTGAAGATAAAGAAGTTGCTAAACTTTATGTTGAGCAATTGGGTACACTTTTAAAAGAAAAAGCCAAAAAAATTAATAGTTTCTGTGAGGTTATTAATATGTCAGTTCATGATGCCGTTGTGGAAGCAAATGATTTATACGATTCTATCGACCAACTATTAGAAGAAGATAATTTAAAAAATATCGACAAAAAAGTAATCGCAAAGAAAAAATTAGTAGAACATTTAATAGCAAAAAAAGAGAATGTAGTTGAAACAAACGATTCTTACACAGTAAACGAAAGTTTATTGCACGCCGTATTGGCAAACAACTTTAATGTACTTTATGGGCACACATTAAATGAGGAACAAAAAGAAACACTAAAAAACATCATGTCTTTATCAGACGAAGAATTAACCACTAAAGTGAACGAATTAAAAGAATCAGTTTCAAGTAAGGTAGAATCATTATTAAGTGAGTCTACTGAAGACACTGCATTCATAAGTAAATTGAGTAAGGTAAAAAATGAAGTGACAGAAATGAAAACTTCAAAGTACAATTATTACCGATTAACTGAATTAAAAAATGGTCTGGATTAATCTAGACCATTTCTTTTTTTCTCAACATATACCGCTTTTAGGATTTCTTTCCTTCTATTTACAGAAGGTTTAACAAAAGCCTGTCTTGCCCTTAATTTTTGAATCTGTTTAGTTTTTTGAACTTTTTGCTTGTAAGTTCTTAATGCGGACTCTATGTTTCTTTCTTTTGTTAAATCAATTATTATCATATTAATATAAATATACACCATTATTTTTGGAAAATCCAAAAAAATTCGTTATTTTTTATCTATCACCATAAATAATAAGAAATAATGAGTATAATTAATGAAAAGTGGGAAGTTTATTCCGTTAGGAGATTACAATCAAATTAAGGTGGGTTATGGCACCGTAGATTTTAAAAATTTAAAAACAATATACATAAAATATAACGCGTGGGTTGAACCACAAGACGGGGATTTAGATTTTGACAGAGTCATATTTAGAGCCAGAAAAAACGTAAAAGATTATATAAGAAATTATAATTTAAAAGATTATTTCAAAAAAGAAAGTATAGTAGATCTAGACATTAGAACTAAAGGGATTAAGGTAAATAAGCGTTCATTCATGAATTTAGAAATAACGCTATTTGTAGATAAATTCTTTGACGTTAGATCGCAGGATGTCAAAACAATATTAAAAAAATTCATTCATAGCTCAATAGATAGCTGTTTAACGGATAAAACGTTATTTAATTTCAGTAAAACCAAGATTTGATTCATATATCCTTGTATTTATATAGTACTAAAAGCTATAAATGAAAATACTTGGCCCTAATGAGATTGGAAAAGGGATATTAATCGAATATGATGCCGGTCATATATCCCCAAATGAAAATAAGAGTATTATTAATGAGATGCAGTCAAAGGATACGGATCAAGACCTTATCCTTTATGCTGTTTTGCAAAAATACGATACACCTAATAAGAACGGCAGGATATATCCTGAAATGTTACTTAAGAGAGAAATCGAAAAATATCAACAAGTTATAAAAAAGGGTTCTGCGTTAAACGAACTAAACCACCCTTCATCTTCACTTATCGACCTAGATAGGGTTTCCCACACAATTACTGAAACATGGTGGGATGGTAAGACTCTAATGGGTAAAATTAAATTACTTACATCTCCTGGTTGGAGAAAAATGGGTATTGTTAGCTGTAAAGGCGATCAAGCCGCTATGCTATTATTAAATGGCGCCACTTTAGGTATTTCATCTAGAGGCGTTGGTTCATTAAAGCAAGTTAAAGGGCAAAACATAGTTCAAGAAGATTTTGAGCTAGTTTGTTTTGACTTAGTTTCTTCACCCTCCACTCCTGGTGCATATGTTTTCCAAGACTTGGCAGACAAAGACAATTACAACGAACATATAGAAGAACAACCAATGGTTGAAGACAAAATGAAAAGATTAATGGGTAAATTAGACACTTTTTTAAGTAAATAAATAAGAAACAACAATAATTCCCTGATAAAGATATTAAAAAGGAGACTTTTTTTAATAATTCACATATTTATATAGTAAATAAAACAACAAATGAACGAAAAATCCATTTTAGAACAAGCATTACTTCAAGTACAAACCCTTGAAGAAGCAGTGAAAGTAAACGCAAAAGGTATACTTGCTTCAACTATGAAACAAGAACTAAACGACTTACTTAAAGAATCAATGGAAGAAGAGGAAGAGGAAACTCCGGTAGCTGACGATGAAGTAGCTATGGACGAGCAACCAAAACCTGACGAAGAGGAAGATGATATGTCTGACCCAGATGCTGATGCAGAAGGCGAAGAAAATGATGACGAAACCTCGATAAGTGATGAACCATCAGACGATGAAGAAGATGAATTAGAAATGCCAGCAGATGATGAGTCTGATATGGATGCTGATGATTTGACTTCTATGGATGATGATTCTTCTATGGACAGCGACGATGATATGCTTGACATGACTGATGCTTCTGATGAGGAAGTATTAAAAGTGTTTAAGGCAATGTCTGACGAAGACGGAATCGTGGTTAAAAAAGATGGTAATATGATCGACTTCAAAGACGGAGAAGATGAGTATATCATTAAATTAGACCAA